ACATGGCCCGCGACAGTTCTATTGGGCATTTTTTGCTCAATTATCCGGCGCAATTGGGAATAAAAAATGGGAGCCTTTGCTCCCGTTTCGCGTTTTAGTTTTGGTTTTAGTCCTTCCGGGGGGCTCTTTTGGGTGGTGTCCTTAACTGTGCCCTCTGCTAATGCCTTGCCTATGGCTTCTTCTGCCTTGCTGGCGTTCTCTTCGGAACCAAAAAGATTGTTCCATTCTTCGTGAGTGAAAAAGGCTCCTTCCATCCCAGTGGATTTCAGGAGCACTTGAGCGCCGATATCGCAGACAAGTTCTTCGAGAATATCTTCCTCTTCATATCCACGCACCGAATATGCTTGCTTGTAATCAACAAATTTCTTAACAGTTACATGTTGAAAAGCTGCGTCTCTTATTGTCTTATAAATATTTGGTTTGTTGCGCTTTAAATAGTGTATAAGTTCATGGGCTACTGCATTTAGTGATGACTCATTGGAATCAGCATCAATATAAATGACATTTTCAACCAATGTAGCACTAAAATATCTTGGTCCGGGCTTCTCCCATCTGAACAGAAAAACTTCGGCCCCATAAGTTCCAGCCAGTTCTACGGCCTTTTTTACGTCGGCTTTTTCGTATTCTCCTGCGTCGGCTGCTCTGAGTTCATCGGTTCTGAAATCTTCGTCTGGGATTCTTCTGAGTGCTTGGGTAAGATCCGATATTCTCCGTTCGGCAGCCTCATCATTCTGCCCTCCGAGAACAATTCGTTCAGTTTCTCCGGAGTGAAGGCTATCCGTATCCCGCCCTCTATCGCTATCGACATCTGTATTTTCACCTCCTGCTGTTTGGTCACCATCTCCACGAAGGAATTTAATGCCATCCTTTGTTTCATTATAGGCTTCCGGGTTTTCAAGCACAACCACTCTGGCCGCAACACCGGTCTGTCGGTCGCTATCCTTCCCGGTGAAAGATTTTTCAGGTAGTTTCTCACTGGTACCTTCATTTTCCTCCAGCCAGTCCCTAAACGTTGTTGCCTTCTTGTCGCCTCTGAAAAATGGTCCTTCCGACATGATGGCAACAACTCTACCGCCGGGCTTCAATAGTTCAAGCGCATGCTTTACATGGTCAATATCCTGCCCTTTTTCAAAAGGCGGGTTCATTACAATGCGGTCATACTTCTTTTCGCTATAATCTAAGAAGTTGGTGCCAACGATATTGTATCCCTTGGCCTCAAGAATCTGCCGCAATGGTTCGTATATTTCTACAACGTCTACATTGGCTCCTGCTTTTTTCAGGGCATCAGCAATGTTCCCTTTCCCCGCAGAGGGCTCTAAGGCATCCATGCCTGGATTTATCTCTGCCAGTTCGATAAGATGATCCACCACCGGTTTGGGCGTAGGGAAGTATCCTTCAATCTTCCTTCCGATAAGATTCCGTTCCAATTCTTTGATTTTGGATTCGCCTGTTTTCTCTTTAGGTTGCGACTCACCTAATTCTAGATATGCTTTTAATATTTCCTGCAATTGTTCGTCAGTGGTTATTCCCATTTCCAATATGCGCTTAAAATCGGCAATGCTATCTTTGATATATTTTTTATAAGAATTGTTATCAGGCAATTTGGATAGCAATGTTTCAACGACCTTGAGATCAGCATGGGAGCGCAATTTTCCTTCGCGAGTAACCATATGCCGGACTCTTTCGGCTGCTTCTTTGGTACCAGGTTTCCCCTTGGTTTCGCTCAGCAATGTTTTAAGATGGTCAGGATGCACATAACCCTCCAGCCAGGCATACTTAATATCTTTTTCCGGCATCTTGGGAATACTGCTGTATGGGATGTTTTCTACTTTTACTCTATTGGATTGAGCCTTTCTTAATTCTCTGCGCAAGGCCTCAATGTGAGTTTTGCGCTTAATTTTGTGGAGTACTTCCGGCGCATTGCCACTTTCGATGGCATCTGCAATCGCATTTAATTTAGATTGGATGCCTTCTAATCTGTCCGCTTCCAAAGCCATATTGCTGGCTATGCTTGCCCGTCTTGCAGTAGGATTCTGGTTGGCAATGGCCGGATTACGTTTTTCGTCAATAGTTTTTTGCATCCTTGCAGCTTGCTCACGAAGTGATTTAGCTTGAGCAGTTATATCTGCATTTGCGGATGCAGATGAAGAAACTTGGGGCGTTTGTTTTTTGGGTTCTTTGATAATCTGCAATTTATCCGCCGGATCTTCTTTGAAATTAAATCCCTTAGTGAATCTGGAATATGCCCCGCCCAGTTTGCGCATCCGGGTATTTAGCATGGCGAAATCCTTATTTGACAATTTATTGGTCGGCTTCACCACCCATATATCCGCGCCGGTTTGGGTGTGTTTGGTCTTGGTTACTGTGAGTTCACCCATCGTAGTTGTAAGCGTTCCCGAATTATCCGGGGTTTCGCCGGGAAGTTCTTCTTTTGATTCTTCTTTAGCCACTACTTTGGCATCGACTATAGAAGATGGCTGTCTCTGCTGTTGCGCCTCAATTGCTACCTGCGGCTGGGGTTGGAGAGTAGCTTCTGCTACAAGCTCCTGTGCGGCCTGCGGCGGCACATTTATTTCTTCCGCAGGACTTTGTCCGGCCTCCTGAGTAATGGTAGCAGGAGACTCCACTGTAACATCGCCGATTGATGCGACAAGCCTCTTGCTGGCTTGATTTTGCACAATATAGAACTCCGGATTGGGTTGACCGACAACCTGCAGCGGTTCGCCGGTTGCCCTATCGTAAACGATGCTTGGAGCGGGCGCTTCTGCCGTTTCCTGCTGTGGCTGGGCTATCTGCTCTGCCTGCGGTGCCTGGGTGGCCACCGCAGCCTGGCCCAGCATCTCGTTAGCCACAGTCTGAGTTGAGGAGGCAATGATCTCCTGCCCTTCCGGAGTTTCAGCCAATTCGTCCAGCGCCTTTTCGGTGGCGGCCGCCTCATCCATGCCCTGATCCATAAAGTTTTCGATGTTCTGCGCTACTTGGGTTTTAAGCTCCGGGGGAAGATTGGCTGCCACATCTTGCTGAATTCTATCCGGCAAGTCGGCGGGGTTTGCAAAAACGTCATTGATCACGCCCGCGCCACCCATGCCAACGCCGAATAGGCCGCCTATGGCCATAGATTCCTTCATTTCCGTGTTGGGATTAAGCATTTGTGCCAGTATCCCGCGCTGATCCGCCCCGGTTGCAGATTGCTGCACGGCCTGCTGGTAGCCTTCTTCTCCTGCTTCGGTTAAGGCTACGCCAGCCAACTTACTAGCGGCGACTCCGGTCTTGCCGATTTTCCCAGCAATACCGGCTAACTTGCCTTGCGGCGCAAATGCCAAGGCCAACTGTGCGGCATCCAGGCCAGCCAGGCTGAGATTGGCTTCATATACCTTCTGTGCCGCCGCTTCCGCTTCCTCTACGCTCAGTCCCCGGGAAATCGCATCTTCATAAGTATTGCCTGCTTCTAAGGCGCTTTCCAATGGCCTTGAAGCCGCAGCGCCAGCCAGGGAACCGATAACCGCCTGCCCAAATTTGCCGAATCCGCGCATGGCTGCGCCCTTGGCCCCTCCTTTATAGGCAATAACCATGGCCGGAATCAAGGCAGCCGTAGTTGGGATAGTGCGCGCAACATTGTTTGCATACCAATCGGGATCAAACCATGATTTCCAGGTAAAAGGGACTTGCTTGGAATCAAAACCTTCGGAAATGTCAGCCCCAGCTTGTTTCAGCGTAGCGGCCAATTTATCTTTGCCTTGCCATTCAGCTGCAGAACCAGCCAACTTCACGGTATCACCTACACCGCCGCGCAAAGATGCCCCGAATTGTGAAGGGAGGGTATCTCGCCTATCAGCATATTCAGGGTCAGTAGCGCCCTTGATAGTCTCGTATCCGGTAACAGCCGTGCCCACCCCGGCCGCCTTCTTGGCTGCCGTAGGCGTCTTTGACAAGGCTGCTTTAAGGGCATCAATAGCTGGGTCGCCTGCTTTCTTGAGAACTGTCCCCGCTCCTTGCAAGCCTTTACCGGCCGCCATGCCAGTTGCGTAAGGATTGGCCATCATTACAGCCTCGGCCATGTCGCCGACGCCATATCCCTCCTCGGGGTTGCCTATGATGGTGCGCCATGCCTTCGAGTCTTCGATCCTTTTAACGAGCGAAGGCTTTGGGGACGTAGATAGCGCATCGAGTAGGGCGTTTTTATCAATATGCTCGGGAGTAATGGAAGAATCGTATAAATCCAATTCCCCCGGCTTGTAAGTCTTTATTCCGGGTGACTTTACGGCATTCATTAATTCCAGGCTTCTCCCTGCCTGCTCAGTTTCCCACTCGTCCCAGGTTTTGAGATTGTTGCCGGCAGGGGCGTTGAAGTCCCAGATGTATCTTTTCGCCATGAGTTGACCTCCTAACGAATCATTAACCTCTTAATTGAGCCAGTAATTCAGCCAGATCATCTGTTGAAGAATCATTGGCTGTTGGGGGTTTTAGCCCAAGTGATTCGTAAACTGTTTTTACAATATCGTTATAGTTGGAACTGGATATGGGCAGGTTCCCTAATTGTCCCTGCAGCATTTGAATCGTTAGTTTGGCCGCCTGTTCCGGGGTTTCGCCGCTTGACATAAAGGTTTGCCCCTTATATAAGCCCCGCGTTTCTTTAAACGGCGTTCCTTTGGTCAGCCCCTGAGCATATTGGACAGCTCCGTTCCTTATGGCGTTGATCATTTCAGTAGCGGTTGGTTCTTTTGAGCTTCCGCTGCCGGACCCGCTTTTGGCCAGCGCGGCCCACCTATACCTTTCATTGGAGTCAAACTCCTTTTGCGCCAATGTCTCAGCAAAAGCGTTGGATCGCTTTTGTTCGTCTAATTGCTGGCTAGCCAAGGTTTTTGTACCTGGCGCAACCGACAAATAAGTAGAAGGACCGGAACCATATTTAAAAGTCCCGGCCGGATGCTGATCCGCTAATTCCTGCCCATATCCTGCGCCCCCTATGGAACGGTCTGGAACAATATCTATAGGTATATCATTCGGGAGTAAATCCTTTGCATTGGCCATTTCAAAGCCACCTTTCGCTATTGAAGCATTGATCTAATGATGCTTTCAGGTAACTGCCAACGTCCATTCTGTATGTAACCATATTTACTTAACTGCTCAGGAGTATAGGTTTTACCATTTACGGTTACGTTGCCCGTACCGGGATCCCAACCGGGTTCATCATAGCCACTATTGCTTAGGTAGTCCCTCAAGGTTACCGTTCCTTCTGGCATGCCTGGGAATTGGCCGGTTATCTCAGCTTGAGCCAGCACATTTTGTTGGTTGCTCAAATCTCTGCTGTTAAGAAGAGATGCCAAGTTATACTCAGCCCCTACCCTCTGGCTTGCCATATTGGAGGCCATTTCCCTGTCCCCGGCCAGCAACGCGGCCAGCTGTGCCGCTTCCAGTGATCCGCGCTGTGCTTCCAGAGATTGAGTTTGGTCAGAATATTTTTCTTGAATCGTTGCCAAAGCTTGGTCTATTGCAGATAATTGTGCGGATTTTTGGGCTTCCGCCTGCATTACGGACTCGTTTATGGGGCGTTTCATCTTTCCTACTTCGTATTCAACCGCTCCCGCTCTGCCTCCTCCTCTGGCAATGGCGCTCTCGGTGCCTGCAGCCTGGGCTTCTTCAAGCAGCCTTGCGGCGGTTGGCTGAACATTGGCATAATTGGCTTCAACGCTGGTTTTTTGAATGCCTGCATCGGAGACAGCCTTGTTAATGGCCGCTTTCAATGCAGCTAACTGTGGGTCAATCTGTAAGTTGGCGAGATTGGCAGCCTCCTTCTGCATATCGCCCATGCTCCGCGGGGTGTAGTCCAATCTGGCAATAGCATCTTCTAAGGATTGTTGTCCGGGCACATAATACTGTTTCTCTGCTTTACTGGATGACTTATTATTGGATTTTGAACCTGAACTGGAACCAGAACTTCCCCCTCCCGACTTTACAAACGAATATGTCCCGTAAGCACCGCCTTCTACAGGGCTGTTAGAAGGGCTCCATACCGGCTTATATCCTAAGTCAGAGTAATAGTCAGTTATCCGCTTGCCGCCAACATAGCCAAGTCCATCCTTAATTTCGGCAGACATAAGATCGCCCGTAACAGGGTCTTTGAATGTAGTCCAATAGGCCAATTTATAAACCCCCTTTGCTAATTAATGATTTCTGCAAGGCAAAATCCTGCTCAAGTGCTCCTAATCGATCCTGCAAAATCGATTTGTCGCTTTCAATTTTGTCTAACCTTGATTTAAGATCATCCTTTTCTGATATTACGGCATTCAATTTACTTTCTAGTAAGTCTTTCTCCTTGCGCAAAAATGCAACTACTTCCTGCTCAGGAACATCTATTTCGCCTTGCAGGTGGCTGATGGCCTCAGAGCGGCTGGTATATTTCAGTCCATTTACTTTGTCTTTGAATTCCTGAGGAAATGATAGCTCTTCAGATTTGAACTTAATGCCACGCCTCTCCAGGGCAGATACCATGCTCAAATATTCCTGGTTGGAGTAGCAAATTACCTGATTGTTTGCGTCCAATATCGGATCATCTACATGGTCTCCCAATGCGGTGATGATATGAGTGGCAAACAACACTGCGCCGTCCCTAACCGTTATGTTCATGCTTCCACCCCTATTACACTTTGTTCCCGGCAGTAGTTATGGTACCGGTTCCAGCGTCATTTATCTTCCCTGTAGATCCAGAAACCCTAAGATCATTGTTGGTTACAATGTTTCCCACGCATCCCGAATCATGTACATCTATGCCATATTTGTGAATGGATCCTCTAATCAGATTGCCCTGTACGTTGTTATAACTGGACGATGACAAATATATACCGCAATACATGCCGGATTGTTCCTGAGAATTGCTAATACAGGAATTGCTGCTGACAATAGAATCTTCAGAGGAAGACAGGTACATCCCGTGCATTGCATTTGCCTTGCAAGTGTTACTGCAAATACTAGTATGGTCGGTACCGCTTGATCGAATACCGCTTTCATCATTGGCGTAGCAAGTGTTGTTGCTGATTATATTGTTTCTGCCATTATGGACAACCAGACCGCTCCCGCCATTACGTCTACATATATTACCTGTAACCGAGTTTTCGTCACACACTATATTTTCAGCTACATAGTCATATAAGATGATGCCGGTTATAACATTTTGTTCTGATATATTGCCAGATATGATGTTATCGCTGCATCCTTGAGTATAAATGCCGTGTCGTTCTGATCTATATACATGATTATTTAATATCTGAAACTTGTCTGAATTTTTAGTAATGAAAATACCATGATAACAAGAATCTGTTATATCGCAGTAAGCGATGATTCCACCATAAGTTCTGAACATGTGAATATTATCTACACTGCATGAGGGATTGTTATTTTTATTACCATCAATCTCTAAAGATAGTATTGAAATATAGTCATTGCCATCAGTAACATCTTCATTCTGGATAATGCCGTTAAATTGGCCGATATTATTATCAAAATTCAGGATTAATGTAGTAGCGTCATCATATACGTGAGGCTTATTTGAGGAAACATATTCTTGATGTTCTTCTAGTGTCCGCGCCCGGTTGGAAATTCGCAGGTCGTCAATGATGCCATTGCATGTTTGAACACCCAAAGATACTGCCCCTATTCCTATGATAGAAGGTGTGCCTGATGGTTCGGTGTAGGCAGTGCTGCCTTCTAGAACTCCATTGACATATAGATTTATCACGCTTCCATCACTTGTAACCGCTATTGAATATGGTATTCCCTTGGTTAAAACAGACTGACCTTGTGCGACGACAGTTCCCCCATTGGTGCGTTGATGAAAGCCCAATCTCCCCGCTGGATCGCAAGTCAATCTATAAAAATTATTTGAATCAATGGTTATGTCTAAAAATGTTTTATACAATCCATTTGCGGGTTCTATTGTAGGAGTATAAATAACCTCCATAGTCCAATTGCCCTTGTTGAAAATGTCTGTCGCAGGAACAGTTAAGACTTCAGCGGCGCGTGGCGTTCCGCCAATCTGCCAAGATGTAGCGTAGGCCTTTTGCTCAAGCTGCAATCCGTCAACGTAAAACGTAGCTGCCTGCGTACGGTCAGAAGTTACAACACGCACAGAAGCTCGTGCAGTAGTAGACTCCATAGTGGCCGATATGGTAAGTCTTTGCCATGAGTCGGTAAGCGTAATTATTGGGCCAAAATTATCTTTAGCCCAAGCGTCTGCACTGGTTCGCTCGTTGAGATTAATACGTACGGTGCCAGTCCCTTTAACGTAAGCCGAAGCCGTGTAAGCCACACCAGGCGATACCACTACGCTTTGCGTATTCATACCCTCGTGCCCTGATGGACTCGTGCCACTGGTTACCACTTTTAAGCTTGCGCTGCCATGCCAATATTCCGTTGTAACCCTCGATATTGTTGTTATCTCTAGGGTAGATAACCCTGTCGTATCCGTCTCTACGCTGCTCTGATTGGCCGAAAGCAGGTTGGTTGCTCCCTCTTCGATTAGTATTCCTTTGCCGAATTTGGCCTTTTTATATCTAGGCAAGCCGCTGCCATAATCTTCGCCATTGCTCCCAAAAGCAATACTATTTCGTGTAAAAGATGGCGTGGCGTATGCACAATTATCCTTAAGTTTTAAAATAGTATTCTGCCCTTGACCTTCCAGCACCACGTGATCACGCAGATTTATGGGGCCATCGACAATATATGTGCCCTCAAGAAACAGTATCTTTCCGCCGTCTGCAGGCAGTGCATCTATAGCCTTTTGTATAGTCTTTTGAGCAGATGTGCTGCCGGACGGTATTATGTAGTCGGCATGCCTGGATACATTGGTGGTTGATCCGTCAGATATTACATAAGTAGCAGCAGACCTTGTTACTCCCAAATCGCGTATTGGCTCCCACTCTCCTGGTATGATAGTATCTGCTCCAGCAGCAGCAGCCCGGTAGGTCTTGTTGTTGTCATCAATGTCCACCCATAAATCGCCTTTGGACTCCGCAACAGGAATATCAGATTGATAGAAGGTAGTGATCTTCTTCCCTGCTGTTAGTTGAGCATTATAAGCTTCGAGATATACAATGCCTACAGCGCTTGTTGGCGCAGAAGCCCAGGATAATTCTCCTGCTGAGCCCCCTTCTTCATCTTCATAGCGATAAATATCTTCTGTCGTAAGTGGAGAATGGCCGTCTGTGTCTATCCATATGTCTCCAAAATTCATGCCCTCAGAGGGAGTGTCATCCTGAAAGAATCCTTGGATATTGCCGTCAGCCGTTTCTAAGGCTTGGGAAGCAGCTATCAGCGCCGCAGCCGTATCGGCAAAACTCTGCTGTAGTTTTGCTGTTACATCGGTTACCGAACCGCCAGAGATTTGCTTTAGGCACATCTGGACTATTCCTAACCGGTTTTCTATCTCAGCGAAATTCTTGGCCAAAGCAATCTGCAGCATTTCAGGGTCTTTTACATCAAGATTTTTAAACAGATGGATAATATCTTGTTCTCTGGCCAAAATTCAAGCCTCCTTTCTACAGGGTTCTGCCCTTAGGCTTTTCCTTGACTTTGCATGGTATGGTTAATCCCCTGATCTGGCAGCCGCCTGAAGAATCATGGCTAAACATCGGGGCCATATACCGCCATCGTACCCGGTGCTGTGCCGGGGCGCGATATTCTCTTACCATTCCATCGTCCCGCTTATGCGTCCAGGGAAGAAATTCTCCATAATCCAGACTGATTTTTAATGTGGCTGGCACTTCCTGGTCTGGATAATCTTCTATGAAAGCCTTTTTAGCTTTTTTAAGATGGCCCGCCACTCCAACATCAAAACTGTTGCCGATCCAGTAAGCTGATATGGGGCTTCCAAAATCATCGGTTCCAACGTCCTGCTGATTTACATATCCAGATAAAGAATCGCCTGAATAGAAAGCATAGTAAGAACCATCATCAAATGCTTGAAAACAGCTGGCATTGATACCTGAAGTTGGCCAGAAGGATCCACCGCTGACAGGATCATAGAGTATGACGAAATTATTGCTTTCCTGGGCCCCTGAGCCCTGCTTCAGGGGAAGTGAAAACCAAACCATATCATTCCATGTCCCAACGCAGGCCTTATCCAGATTGTCTTTGTCAACATTCTGCCAAAGCCTGGGGATGCTGTTGGCGCTTATGGATATGTTGCTAAGGCCGTTGAAATAAAAGAGACCGTCCCGTGACACGAAATACAGTCTGTTTCCTAAAGGCGCAGCAGCCAATGGGCCGACACAACCTATCTGGGCATCCATAGATTCCAGCCTGAAATCTTCCAGCGACGTGCCACGAAATAGATGAGTAGACCTGTTTTTAAAGATAACCAGATCGCCTTGAAATGCCTTCAGGCATCTGATTTCATCTCCATCGCCGTCTTTTACGCCCCAGTAGTTGATGGCTGGCCACTCTTCTGGGGCGAACGATTCAGACCACCATATTTGTGATAAATTGTCTCCGGGAACGCAAAACAACTTTTCTTTGTATAAAACCGGGAATCTCCCGGTAGCGGGGGCGTTGGCCAGGACAGACGTTTCCCCGGTACCGCTCCATTTAAACGGCGCATCAACGCCATTCATGCCCACAACATAGTTGGCGCAGGTTTCGAATATCATTGTAGCTGTAGCGTTAAGTCCGCTTCTAAGCTCGTCAAATACTAATGTTGTAGGGTTCCAAACATATAGTTTGGTTCCGCCTACAACCATAATTTTTTTCACCTCTTCATGGTTGTAATATGCATATAACCCGTGTGGGGGGCCTCCTATTGCTGTTGTGTTTAATCGTGCCTGCCCTGCCCGCTTATCAAGTATGCCGATAATGCGACTTATGACATTGCAGCAATCTTGGGCTGCGTTTTGCGGTAAAATGTTGTCGTCAACCTTATCAATCATTCCGGCAGAGAAGTCTTTTACCTGAAAGTCAACCTTAGCGGACATTCTTCCACCTCCCTTAAACCGGATTGCTCTGCTGCAGGTATTTAAGGCTCCATGGCTCCATATGGGCTATCCGGGCCACCGCAAAGGCTTGTTTGGCCTCGTTGTATTCCTTCTCGAAGTCGGCCTTATCTTCGGGCTCCTCCTCTCTCTGCTGACATTTCATGCAGAGAAAAGAAACGTATATGGGATGAAATTCTTCCGGGATTTCTGGGCCGTCCGGGGTGAACGTCTCAGGCGGACCTTCGTCATAAACCGCATGGGCCAGTCTTTTATAAAACTCAACTCGCACGGTGCCGGCCGCTTCCTCGCCCAAACCCTGCAAGTATATCTTGGCGCTGTCCATTTTCCACCCTTTCGAAAATCTATTGAAGGTTGGCAGCCTGCGAAGATGGATTTCTTTTCCGTTTTCAATGTCTGGGGTATAATAAACGTCCAATATCCTGTGAGCTGCATCCAGGCCGATATCGTAAGCAATTTCTATCTCTGCCTTATGTCCGTCAACACTTACAGTAATATCGGACGTTGGGGCTTTCATTTTTGCATATGGCGTCAGTTCGTCCTGGCACAGGTTGATCAACTCCACCCAGTCCGCAACGTCGTATGCCTCGTCGGATTGCTTCTCGGCCAGGCCGATAATTTCTTGCCACTGCATAACTACCACCACCTGCCTACTCTGACCTTGCGCGGTCTATGATGCTGCGCAAAGTTCAGTTTTCTCCACTTTTCCTTCTCGGTTTCCGATTCCTGCCGCCAGTACAGGGCTTCATTAGATACGCCTTTAGTGTCAATCAGAACCTTCCACTTAGCGAAGGAAATCAGGAACTCATCCGCATGTTCCAGTGTGTGCGTATCATCTTCCGCTTCCATCGCGGCTTCCCCTTCTGTGTAAACCAATGTAACGGTTGTGGTACCTTTAGGAACAGGGTAAAGTTCGATGTTGTTCCCGTCCCGTTGCCAGTATAGGGGGGTGCTCGCCAACTTGTCCGGGAAAGCGGTCTTGTCGTACCTGGAAAGGTATACCCCCTTGTACAGGACGTCTTTAATGATGAGACAATCACTTGGAAGGGCGAATATACCATTCACAACGCTAACTTCAGCCCTGGTTATAACCTGGGACATCTCCGACAGTTCGAGCAGGCCCTTGTTGAGATATCTGACGATATCCGCAGTATAATCCGCTCCGACGGTGCTCATTACCTCAGCCTTGAGTTCTCCTAATGTCATAATGGGCAATATATTCAGCCCCCTTTCTTGGGGATTCTACATGGCATAATGCTTCTTGAATAGCCGGTTTGCGGAGTCTTTGGCGATCATATGCAGTTCGTCCTTCCTGCGCCTATCTTTGGCCTTGTCTATAGCTTCGTTGTGCCGTTCAATCTCGCGTAGGATTGCCTTTAATGACCGCCTGTTCTGGTCACGCTTGGCCACCAGGTCCAGCAGGCGGGTGTCCAACACGGAATACGGGATAGACAGGGCAAACGTATCGCCTTCCCGGTTTCTCAGGCTATGTACCTCGTACTCCTGCAACAGCGAATTGAAGCAGATAAACATGTTGGGGTCGTATTCTTCCAGCCGCTCGGGGATGCTCGTAGCACTGGTTTCAATGAGCAATAAAAAAGGCTTCCCTCGAATCCTGTCGGTGATTTCGTTGTATCGTTGGTTGTTCATTCTATATCCCTCCCAATAAAAAACCGGCCCATATCTGACCGGCTTATGTCTGCCAGGAATTACCTATAACTGTTTCGTCACCTTGCAAGGCAACATCTGCATCATCGCAAGTGTTGTAACTGATTGTTACGCTTGTATTGCCAGTTTTTGCCCATATATTGTAGCCGGTAATGTTGCTGAAATTGTTATGGTCTATTAATATCGTGTTGCAATTCTCGAACACTAGTCCTTCTTCCTGGGCAATATCGCTTATATCGTTATAGCAAACCTCGACAGCATCACAGTTATATAGGTCAATGGCCCTGTAGTTGTTGGCGCCGTCCCTGATGATATTGGTGTTAAATTTAAGATTTGTCGTGTTGTGTAAAATTACGAGGTAATCTCCACTATAAGCAGGTTCTATTATTTCATTGCCCAAGACCTCAATGTGATTATGCTCCTGCCCATCTGGGCAGGAGCATATGATGTTGTAACCCGCACAGTTGTAAATTTTATTCCCCTGTACGGTTACATATTTATCGGGAGCCTCGCAACTGTCATAACCGACTAAAATTCCTGCCCCCCTGGAATCCCTTGAAATATTATTGGCAATAAGTATGTGCTCATTTCCAGTTCCATGAGTGTTAAAACTATCATCGTAGCAGTTTTCGTCTTCATTACTGATAAATGAGCAGTAGCGACTACCGGTATTTATTAGGTTTTCTCGTATATTATAAGTGTAATTGTTTTGAGCAACGCAGTTATGGCATGACTCATAAAAATGCAAGCCATAGCCCCGTCCGCCCGATCCGAGGTCAATATTTTGACCATCCTTAGCCGTGTTGCCGTCAACGGTCACATAGGCACTGCTGCCAAACGCAATACTCCCGGTGTAATCCGCTCCAGATACCTCGCAATTTTTAATCTTGCAATTGTAGGCGTATTCGCCCCGGATTCCAGCCCCTTCAATGCCTGTCCCTATTTGTATTTTTATTCCATCTACAAGAATATTACGGGCCGGGTTTATCTTCGCAATCTCGGCGGCAGAAGCGGTTGCGTAAAACCCTATGGCGGGTTTGTCGATGGTAATATAATTTCCATCAATAGTCTGTATCTGTCGTAGCTCCTGGTTTCGGCCTTCGGTGTTAAATTTATAATTATTGTCCCTGATTACTACATAGTCTCCTGCCACAAACCCAGCCGCAGAAGTTACACTGAAAACTGTATCCCCAACTAGGGAGCTCGTTTGTAGCGTGGTGCTGGTCGGCGTAACGCTTCCGAAAAGTTCTATAACGGCATGTTCGGAAGTGACTGCCGCAGAAGCTATCAAGGTAGCGTTTTTGCCATTAAAGTTGACACTCGGTTTACAGGACAAAGGCCCAGTCAAATAAGTGGCGGAGGGGAAATATACTGTCCCTCCTAATTTTGTATTAGCAGCGTTAATAGCCGCCTGGATTGCTGCCGTATCATCCGTCACGCCATCGCCGACCGCTCCGTAGTCCATAATGTTGAAGACATGTCTCTTTTTAGGGTGGGCCGCCCGCAAAGTTAGAGCATTAGCGATTATCAGCATATCAATACACCCCAACAATATCGGTCGCGGTTGTGTCGGTAGCATAGATTTTAGTAGCATGCATAGGATAGAACCCCACGGGCATAGCCTTGAATACGATGCCCGTGCCGGTTCCGACCAAATCCACCTTAACATCGCCTTCAACTCCGACATAAATGGCGGTGGCGGGGTTGGGCAGGTCATCATCGTCAGAAGGCGCGATGGCAAATGCGTTTTGCACGGTGCCTGTCGGCATCAAGACAGCCTGGCTGTACGTCCCGTCTTCATTGTCGATGTACTTCGCCTTGTTGCCTTTTGCGTCAATAGGAATGGATATGTCGGCCAATGTAGTTTCCTCCTTTATTTTCAAATGCATAAAAGCAAAGGAGGGACATAGGTCCCTCCGTGTCATTAGTATCCTATCGCTAAAACGCGCACAACAACATCTTCCAAGTCAGTTTTGTCTGCTGCTTCTGCAGCCGGTACCTGGAACGCTGTGCCGGTTCCTGCTACCTCTACTGTGCCGGTTGCGCTTTTCATCAGTGTATTGTTTGCATCTGCAGCGCCATCCCCTGCAACGGCATTTACCGGGACATAGGCTTTTAACTTCTTGTTGGCATGGTCGAACTCGAAAGAGTATCCCGATGCCGGAGCCGGAAGAACAAACTGAAAGTTGTTCAATCCGAACTGGTTGGGGATCAATGCCTCGCCACCGGTCGGGTACGAATCGTCCAGGGTGACGTCTGCAATAACCGCAAACAGCCCGGCGAACTTGGTCCTCTGTTTAATTGCTACACTTGCAGCCAAGTGGTTTCACCGTCCTTTCTGTGGATTTAAAAAGGGGGCATGACGCCCCCGCAGATTAACTTTCGGTGATGCCTGAAGCCCGGAACTGGCCCCTGATGCGCTGGCAGCCCACGTCGCAGAAGCGAATAAGTTCAGCACCCCAGGCGGGCTTCCCGGCCACCTTGGTCAGTACTCCGCCGCCCTGATCGCGCCAATTCCAGTCGTTCATAGCGTACAGGCCGAAGTCTTTGGTGTCCAGACCGTCCAGGGTTCCGGTCGGCATATACTTGTCGCTTACAATCGGAATCTTCTTCCCGCCATTGACATATGCCATGCCCTCATAGCCGCCCTTGATATCCAGGCTATTAACAGTCTGACGCAGAGCCGCCTTGTAGTTGACATAGGCCCGGCCCACTCCTAAGGAGCATTGCATGAAGTTGATCTTGCTGCCGCTTCTGGTTTCGGCATTGTCAATCAGCTTCTGAATGGCCATGTCGTTGATCTCGCCCACGCTGGTATTGACCTGAGCCTTAAGCCAAGGATAGGTCGTGCGGGATAAGCCGTAAATGGAGGCGGTATTGTCAAATACTGCCGCAAGTCCGGTCAGTTCTCTATCCAGGCTGCCCTGAGCTACCAGATAATCATTGTCCGACTGGACAGTGGCGCTAATATCGGTCAGGGCAGTAAGGAGCCCTACAACCTTAACGGTCCTTGCATCATCGTCAACCGCGACAATTTCCAGAGCACTTCCGCCAGACAGCGCGGCATCCGGAGTAGCCGATTTGTCGATAATATCTACTACCATGCCCTCAGACAGGTAAACCATTGGGTAATCCGCAGTCATTTCGAATGTAAGGGAGCTGTCGCCTGCGGCCCAGGTGGCCGAATGAATAATGCCCAGTTTGCCAGTGCCGTCCCCTAACACAGACCGTCCGATATATATTTTGGCATCGGTTTCGCAGTCCTCGAACTGCCGTTCCAGCATGTTAGCGAAAGCGCCCACGCTGGATTTGGAAGCCTCGATCGCCTTATCGGTGATCTGGAATACTGCGGCCAGGTCCTTGGTTTCCCATGTGGCCTGCTTGAATTTACGGGGGTTAGCGGTCGGGAAGGATGCAGTCTCATTTATGGCCCCGATACCACCAGTTCTTCCGTAAGCCATGGTAATGCGAATATCCTTACCTACGACGTTTTCAGTGTTTCTTTCTAACTGAGCCAGGAATGCGCTTGCGCCATAATCCATCTGTTCCCGGAGACCGGGAAGGAAGAAGTTTTTGAACGCATCGCTCATCATGGCGATGGTAGATACATTGTCTGCCATTGTGGTCTTACCTCCTTAAAATGATTAAAGAGGCCGTCAACAAGGGAAAGTTACAGCAAGTTCATTCCTGCATACTTGGCCTTGAGCGCCTCTTTAGCTGATTTGATGTCTTTTAGGTCAACGGGTTGCGTGCTGGGCGGGATTCCCCCGCCGTTAGCCCCTATCACAGGCGGAGCAGGATTATTTTTGATTTCCTGCATGTGCTGCGTTAAGATCAGGTTCTTCAGCGCCGGGTTTTGGACGAGTTTGGCGACCATTTCCTGATCATTCAGCATCTCTTCGACCGTAGGCGGCTTTGCCGGTTCAGGTGCGGTGGGAGCCGGTTGCTGGCTCTCTGCCTGCCTGGCCTTGGCCAGGTTATAGGCCATAACCACCGCATCGGGTCGGCTTTTGAGGACATCTCCAAACTCGTCAATGACCTTCCGCATCTCCGGAAGCATCTCATCGAAGTCCGGCCTATCCTTCTTGGCCTCCATAACCTGCGCATGGTACTCTTCCACACGGGTCTGATACTCGGCGTTTTGGATGATCGGTTCCACCTTTTGGGCCAACTGGGAAACCGAAGGTTCGACCTCGCTTTTCACCGCATTTTTCACGGTATTCTGGACCAGCTTGGTGATCGCCGTCCTGGGATCTTCGCTGTAATCCTCCCAGAACTTATCCACTTCAGCCTTGGCCTGGGCATCGAGTTCCTCTTTGGTCGGCTGGGGTGCTTGCGGGGCGGTCACCGCCTGTGTTTGGACTTGCTGCTGTTGGCCCTGTCTGGCAATTTGTTGCTGCAGATTAATAACCATCTGTTGCAGTTTGGCAAACTGCTCAACCTGGTTTGACCTGGTGTAAACAGACTCCATTTCCCGGTAGCTCTGCACCAGGGCCTCTAAATTCGGGCTGCCATCAGGGTTCTTGAACTTGTCCGGGATATCAACCCGGGGTTCGGGGGGCTCCGGTTTGGCAGCATCGGGTGCCGGTGGTTCTGGTTCGCCGTTATCTGCTTGTGCAGGCGGCTCGTTCGTCTGTGGCGGTTCGCCGGCCATACGGCTTTGGAAGAATTCCGCCAGGCTCTGGGGCTGGCTCGGAGCAGATGGGGCTGGAGTGGTGTCTGATGCCGGACCTGGCTCTGCCTGAGCAGTATTGTCGCCTCCGGCGACTGGACCCACATCTTCCGCAAAGAGTTGTAGATTCATTCCAAACCTAAGGTTGTCGGCTCTTAAAAACATATAAATACCTCCTAAAATGCAAATAGCCCCATCATGCGGCCCCGTAATCCGGGGTTATCGCCGATAAGGCTACGTCAGTAAAAGTGCTTAGTTATTAAGCTGTTTGTGGCGGTTGCTGCAATGGCTGCATCGCCGCTGCCTGCTGCATGGCCAGTTCCTGCAGATACAGTAAGTGAATTTGGTCGTGGTCGTTGAACATCTCCTCTATGATCGGGTTCGCCGCTACGATCTGTTCAAACTCGACCGACAGCCTGAGCAGGTTATGATAGTGGATATGCAGCATATGGTCGTCATACTGAGCTGGGATGGTCATTTGGCCGGTCTTCATGGCCAGGTTTTCGCGCTCGGCTTTGGAAATGTGAACATCGTCGGCCTCGTTAGCAGCCTCCCAGTTGCCCATATCGATCATTTCCAGCACCTTGGCGCGCATTTCCTTGCTGAAAGCACCTTCGCTGAGAATTCCGCTCTCAATCAGGTCGAACACCATCTGCCGGCGCTGTGCCGGACTCTCGGCCATGGCGCTGTACGGTTCGATAATCACGTCGTCAGACTTAATGTCAGCCGCGGTCCAGTCATAGGCCTCGACCACGTTGTTTTTGCCAACATTTCTGGCTATTCTCGGTCCTTTGGCAAACTGTTTATACAGCCGAAGCCAGATTTTACCGTCCTCCACCAGTGCAACGCCTATGTTTGCAGAAGTGGTCGCCAACCTGGTATCGTCCTGATCCAGGGCTAGCTGCATGGCCACGCCGGATTTTACTCCGGTTGGGGCGTTGGATTGCCGGGATAGCTCCGATACTCCGGAAACAATAGATAATTCCTGCAAAATCAGGGGGACCTCGGTCTCGAACTCATGCGGCAGTGAGCCTTGCTGCACAGGCCTGGGAGGATTAGAACCTCTAATGTGCTCTATGATGGCTCCCGGGCTGCCGGCGTTCTCTTCCATGTAGTCGATGTCCACCGTTCCCTGTTCTACTGTCCATTGCCCGATCGAAACGCGGTTCAAAAACTCAGCTTTGCGATTCCTTACCGCATTGTACCTGCGCTGCAGGGGTACCATGCGCTCGGCTACGCTCTTACCCCAGAAGCAGCCAGGGCGCTGGATGCAAACCTGCTTGGTAAATGGCAGTGCCGGAACCGCATCTTCCCCTATCAGGTATGGAAGGTGGTCAGAATAATAAAGCAAAACCCCGTTGGAGACTATAATCAGCCTGCCCTCGGGGTGGTCCTTTGTCGGCATTTCCCAGTATTCTTTGACCAGCACATAATCGGTCATTGTGACGGTGGTATAATTGTGGGTCATGGCGTTGTAGCCCAGGCCGCCGGTGCCGACCATGGCTCTTTGCATCTGCATGACCGCTACCTGCTCAGGCTGTACCTCTTTGCCCCAGATGCGCTCCACCTCATCCCGGTGGAACGCCTTGGAATGGATGATGCTACGGCATTGCTCGACCTCTTGGTGATAACAGGAATCTGGGTAAATCTCCTGGGGCGGGCAGATTATGACTTCGAGGTCGCCTTCCCTCATGTCCTGGGGTAATGGATTTCCCTGCATATCTACTATGTTGGGGTCAGCGCCTATCCTGCGACCTAACTCCGGGTTCCATGTGTGCTTTTTCAGGACCGTGCCGCAAGACTCCATCCAGGCATTGGCATCAGCCTGTTTTGCTTGCATCTTTTTGTCGTAATAGGTATTGCTTAACAGATGATTACTCACCTTGGTGGCTCTGGTGTCCTCTGGGTCATTGCTGCCAGGGCGCACCTTCAAGATAGGCCGCATCCTGGAGAGCCTGGAGAGCCTGGTTTCAATATTCGGTGCCATGAGGTTGAAAACTTCCCGCTCCTGCCACTCGTAAACCTTGGGGGTTTCTTCGAGCGCCTGGGATACCGGGTTAATGTCGATATACTGGTTGCCCTCAAGAAAGTTAATATTGATCTTCCATTGGTTTTCGAACGGAAGACGCTCTTTCTGTCGGCGGGAAAACTCGTTGTTCACGAGGGCTATAACCTCGCCCTCGTCTACAGGAGGCTTACCCGGCATTCCCTGCTGGTCAATCATGCCGGCATGGGCATTTCTCTCCGCTCCCGCTCCGGGCCTGCCCCGGATGATGTCCAGGACGCTGTTGAGATTAAAAGGCATTGGCACTAACCATCACCACCTAGCATCTTCATCTGGTAGCTCTGGGCTTTCTCAAGTCCAGCCCTGACCATGTTCCCGCCTCTCGGGGGAGGCTTTTCTTTTACTTCGTTCCGGTATTCATTAAGTCCGCCTGCCATGATGCGGTTATATAAGTCCTTGCGCTCAAGGCGCCATTCGTATTCGCGGTACTCCATCATGACCAAAAAAAGCAAGGTTAAAGCTAATAGCCACCATGCGCTGATCATCTCGCTCAAGCCCCCTTCCTTGGGGTTATGTCGCTGATCTGCGTCACTTCGAGATAGGCAGTACAATCCTTTTCCTGGCCATTGTCGCTCGTAGATACAGAATCGACCTTGCAGGTAATTGCCAGGTTCACCGTATTCCCGGCGGTGAAACCATCTACGCCCGGGAAGTCTCTTTTGTCCAGCCGCAACGACGGAGGATAGTAGTAGCTGCTTGCGCTAGCCTTTAACTCCTTGGATTCCTTCGGCTTGGGCAGGGTATGTACCTTCGTCTTGCCCACATCTGCCAGGGCCACCGCTAGGGGATGGTTCGGCCTTTTAGGTCTCGCCATTCGCCACCGCCTCCTTCCGGGCTTCGCAGTACCTGGTATGGCTGCCGATCTTGGTGGGTGAATCGAACTCCTCCCCGCAGTACTTACAGGGGTAGGACTTGGTGGGCTCGGGGATTGGTTCCGTCTCAGGCGTAGGCTCGTGGAACATAGGTCCATCGTGCCACTCCGGGTATAAGGGCTCCGGCCTCAACTCCTCCGGCACGCTGGCAAGAATGTCCCGCATGCAGTCATCGCAGTAGTAATGGTGCAGCTGCGGCGGTCCGTCCGGCCTACCAATAGCCCAGGATATGCGCTTGAGGCAGTTGTAAGTTTCGCACGACGCGAAAACGTTAGTTTTGATGATCTGGCATTTCTCAGCCATTACTCAGCCCCCTTTTCCCTAATTTCAGCCAGTTTCTTTGAGTGGCATAATTCGGTTTTGGGATCGCAGGTGACAATCGCCTCATCATTTTCGCACCACGGAACAACGACAATGTTAAGCCCGTGGTATCTGTCGATAAGATTAATACTGCGGTCGCAGGCCAATAATGCGATCTGTTCATAACACTTTCTGTTCAATATAAGGTTTTTGGGTTCAAATCCACGGATCGCCAACTCATCTTTTTGGCGCTCAATTTTCTTTAGCAAAGTCTCTTCTGACATGTTTTCGCTCCTCATAAAAAATCCGGGCTACTTATGCCCGGTTCCATACTTTTTACGTTTGCCGACACCCTTCTTTTTGCCCTTCTTCTTGGATTTCTTGGACACGGTATCATCTCCTCTGCTTTTCTTCCAGCCTAAACACCAGCGACTGCAGCGCTTGGATGTACTCCAAGGCGGATTCTTCGTCCGCTTCCGGGTACTCGATCACTGCATGCCACAGTTGCGTCAATAATCTCAACATTTCGGGGGGTGTGATCGGTATCACCACCTGTCGTTTAATCGGCAAGGGCGGGCCGATTTTAATCTTCGTGGTTGTTCCCGGTATAAAATTCGTACTTCTGGTAGCCTCTCGATATTATTTTGCATTCCTCGCAAACCCTGCCCATATCTGGTGTACTTTGGTGGTTGTGAACACACGTGGAGCAGTCTTTATTTGTCTTTGCCAAATCCAGGCTCTCGGTTATATCGTGGCGAGCTTCGTGCAACGTGTTTGTAATCATGCGCTTTATGGCTGTTTCCTGCCTATCCAGGAGGCCAGCCCCCTCAATAATGTTGAGCAATTGGCCTTTTAGGTCATTGAGCAGTATTTGTCCCGTCAGGGCGTCAACATAATCGATGTGTTCCTGATTGAAAATTTTGTAATGCTCAGGTATCTCATCAACACCCTCGACAACAATTTCTTCTTCCAAATTAACTATCTTCATGTCGCTTTACCTTGCCTTTCTTTGCTTTGCTCTGCCCTTGCCAAACAAAAAGCCGCTCGTGAGAACGGCCTTTGGCTTGACGCCCCGCCATGGGACACTTCACTGGGGATAAGAACCAGGAGAGGTGTGGCGGGTTCTGTTACATAGGTTCTATGGGGTCTCCGACCTTATACATGGGCATCACCACCTATAACATAAAGGCCTCCGCCTGCCGTCGTAGTTCTCCCCTCCAGGACAACCGCAACAGGAAGTGCCATTATTTGCATTTACTCATAAACTACGGCTTATATAGTAAATACCAGCGGCCCGCCCCACGCATAACGGTATTTACGCCCCCAGAGCCTAGTTGGCCCCAACCTTTTCGTCTATTCGTTCCGAGCTATCGCGGCATTAGCCCACATGACGGCTTCTTCGAGTTTTGTGAGGGCAATAGACTTCTCACGTGACTCCGGGCAAAAACCGTCAATCATGAACGCCAGTCGCTTGGCCTTGTCTCTCAGGTGTTCGTATTTCTCCGGCTGCCCTGGTTTGGGAGGGTGATAAGTAAAGTTCTGCTCTATCTTTTGCTGCCACCATTCTTTCTGTCTCTCATCCCATGTCCCTGCTGGGGCAGTGGCGTAGTCGGTGTTGTCATCGTTCGGCTTATACTCTTTTGTTGCATACTCTGGCATGGGGATTCTCCTTTCCCGTTTTACGTCAATCTCCGCCGGTTCCGCATGTTGGCCTTCGCCAGCTTGTCTTTGTACTCCATGATCTCGCTCAACGGGGTCTGCTTCTTTGTGACTTTCGTGGTTTGCTGCCAGCGAATCTCGTTGGCAATCATCTCGCTAAACAGCAAGTCATCGTGCTTGCCCGTTTCAGCATCTGGCCGATTGTTTTCGTCATATACGAATGACAGCATCTCATCAAGGGTAGGAATGTCGTTGATCAGGTAAATATAGTTGTCAACCACATCGGTCTCCTTGTCGATGATAAGCGGCCTGGTGTTGCCATCTGTTCGCCAGCCGAAGCGCTGCACCAGTTTTTTGCCTATCTGATCATATTGCTGCCGCACATATTGGTAAGGATAATTGAGGCGCTCCAGTTCCTCGATCGGGGCCGTGTTCCAGTTCATTTCGATGCCGACCAGGGCATTGTTGAAATAGCGGCCCAGGCAATACATCTGCCAAGTGAATGGCTTGGAGTTGTTTAACTGCATATGGACCGTGGCGCAGCGATTGCCCGTGACATTGTTAATTACCGTTCCGGAATAAAAGTCTTTGCCCTCGCCCTTGGTGTCACCTCCTACAACATAGGGGAAACCATATTGCGGTTCTTCATACACCCTGATCTGTCCAGCCAGGTCGTCCACCCACTCGATGCTGTCATCCACAATGCGGTCCTGGGTGTCCGGGTCATTCCACCGATAAGAAAAGCGGCCTATTCTGTATGGCCGCTCCTGATGCTGTTTCTTTAATTCTGCCTTGCGCTGGACTATGATCTCCTTGTCAAAGACTGATCGCCCGGAAGCCAGAAACGCCTCCTCCGCATAGCAGGGGTACTCCTGTTTGACCAGGGCCTTCAGGTCGACCCACTTTTTGTAGTACCAATAAACCTGGCCCCATTCCAAACCCTCAGTATTCATCAAGTTCTTGCAGCGCCAATAAACCCATTCCCGGGTTGTATCCTCCCACTTGCCCGGCAAAGCAGCCTGAACTGCTTGTTTAAACTCACGCTCTGCCGCCCGGTTCTCAAAGGGTAGCCGGTATTCGCCGGTCTTCCACCACTCGTAAAACTTACACTCCCAGTCGTTGTCATCATCCCACAGGTCCTTGAACTGGTTGTAGCCGTTGGCGGTCGATTCCAGTATCTTTATGCTATCCCGTGTGAGGGCCTGCCCCAGGCTGGCCAGGGTATCAATGATGTTGTCCCAGAAGCCTGCCTCAGATCCATGGAAGAAGTTCAGCGTCTTTGATCGACCAGACCCCTTTTTACCCGCGGTGGCCACGCGCCAGACCGAATTAAGCTTCTCAAACAGCAGTTCCCGCCGGTTGTTGTATTTCTCAGTCGGTTTTAGCTTCTCCGGCAGTTGCTCATACGGGTATTTGGCCTTGTCGTTGAATATGGCTTCGGTGTTTTCCGAGTCGTCGGCCAGGGTGTAGCCGGCGAAGTTGCGCCGGGTTATGCTGCAGGCTAGCTGGTAAGCGGTAATAATGCTGGTAAAGCCCTGCTGCCTGCCTTTGAGTACCAAAAACGACAGGCTCAAGCGCCTGTCTGCCTTAAAATCGGTTATGGCCTGGTTAAGGTCATCTATAAACGACATCTGTACATCATTGAGAAAAAACGGTACGGTCTTGCGGTCCTTGTTGACGATAACCATGCACATTTCGACCAGGTATTCCGGGTTTGTCTGTATCTCCTGACGGAGCCCGGCGCCATCCTCTGAAACCATGTGTTCGGTCACCGCCGCGGTGAACTCCTTGTCCTGCTCCGGGTCCAGGTGCTGCTCCCATAGCTCCCGGCGTTTATCTATGAGCTGTCTGGCCGTATACATCAGACAAAGTCCTCAAGTTTTTTATCGATCGTGACGGTTACTTTGTCATTGAACATCCCCAGGTGTCGGGCAATACTGTCAAGGGCACCCAGCTTATTGGCCAGTTTATATTTTTTGAGGTACCCGACAAACTCCCTGTTTTCTCCGTATCCCTCGTACACTTCCATGACTTCAAGGCCGGCCAGGACAGCGGCGGTGTCATCATCAAGCTCATGGATTCCCTTGGGGCTGCCGTCATCGTTGAAAAGTTTCCGGGGATCAAAGAAGCCCAGTCGGGCATATTCTTGCAACACTCTTTCTTTTGTCACCATGTTGCGCTCTTTATATTCGTTCTGCAATTTTTCAAGCCTTGCCCTCACCTTATCCATTTTAGCTAGGTTGCAGGCTTTAACATCTATGGTCTCAGCTTTCATGTTGGCACAATCAAACGCCTGTTTATAGGCTTCTCGCTGGGAGAGTCCAGCAAATAAGCCTTGGACAAACTTCTCCTGTTTAACGGTAAGGTTATCTGCCATGATCTCACCTCCAAAATGGAAAAACCGGGTTTTTCTCCCCGGTCCCCTCTTTTCCCATCTACTCACTTCTTATCTAATCTATTCTATTCTATTCTTATCTACTCTTATCGGAGTAGTTAAGCAGTCATTTAGCAGGAATTTTGAAGCCATTTTGCAGGCATTTCTAGCCCGAACATCCTGCAATACCCAAGGCGATAGTCCACCGTTTCCGGCCCCTTGGAAGCATTGCACTTGGCACATAAAGGCTGGAGATTGTCTATTCCATCGCTCCCGCCTTTGTATATAGGAATAATATGATCTTTTACCACGCCATTCAATTTAGTCGCTCCGTGGCATTTGACGCAGGTGTTTTCGAAGAAGTGTTTCATTTCTTCCCATTCCTGTTTGCTGTGGGTGCCCTTTTTTCTGGCTTCAGCTAATCTTTGAGACCTTTTTTCCTCATTAGTTGGTTCTCCCCATCTTGCTATTGCAGAATCTCGCCTAGACTCAATAACTTCGGAATAGGCTTTCATGCGCTTACGAAGTGATTCGCTCCAGATATATATGCCATCACTCGAAAACAGGTTAAACTCATTAATGCAATCATCTATAAATTCCTTCAATCTCTCGGGTGATGTCCGCAACTCCTGAGCTAGTCCAGATATGGTATATTTGCCGGTAATCCTAAGCCTATAATCACTAATCTCGCGCATCATTTCTATAAGCATGAAGTACCAGCCATAACCTTCTGCCCCATACACATTTAACACCTGTACGATCTTTTGATCGCGCCTGGCGTTAGCGTCATGTTTAAACCAATACACATCCTGCTTGGACAATGTTTTTCACCCGCTTTCTTGGTGTTGTAGCTTTCAAGAAAAGTTAAAGCGGGCAAAGTGGTGAAAGCACTCCACTCTTTCGGCCCAGGTGATCAGCCTGAGCCTAGCCCGCTGCTTACGCTAGCTTAGTTTGTCATGTACTGCTCCCGCGCCCAGGGCGCTATCTCCAACATCATCCTGGTGCTGCGCTTGCCGTAAAATCTAAACGCCGGCGCTGGTTTCTTCCTTGCCGCCTTGGTTTTCTTCTTGGTGCCATAAGACATAGCCATATGCGTTACCTCCCAATATAAAAAGCGGCCCCGTCCCCGAGAGCCGCCTTAAAAAATATTAAGTTGAGGAGGGGTCCGTCAGGACAATTTGATGCTTCTATCGTAACACGCATTTTCGTTTCAAAAACGGAAAAGTTTATAAAAACTCTTCACAGATATACCCCATCAACTCACCCAACCTTTCATAAATCTCTTTTCTCCAGTTCCGGAACGTACGGTTTGGTGTGCCAGGTGTGCCAGTTTTCCATGAATGATGTGCCAAAAACGGAAGTACTTCTGTGACCAATGCACTTCTTTGTTTTACTGTACCTTCTATTGTCCACCAATACCGACGGATAAACGTCTCTTTGTCTGGGTCACCGGCCGCCACGAATTTGACCATTTCTTCCATGCCAGCCCGGTATTTCAGGCCGGCTTCTATCTTCCGTGCAACCAGGTCTTTAGTGATTGCCATTTTCTCCACAGGGCTAGCCAGGGAAGGAGTTTCCCCGCCTTCGCGCAACTCGTAGACCGGGATTGTTCGCGTTCCCGCCATTTCCAGGGTCAGCAAGATATTGCGCTGGTGCTCTATCGTCCGGCCCCAGATTAAGTACAGTCTCATGTCGCGGTCTACCATCTTCTTCCACTCCGGCTGACGAGTCTTTGCCATGGTCGGCAGCCCCCCTTTCGCCCTCATCACTACAATTTCTCCCGTAAGCACGGCATTTGCGCTTTATCCCGCCTCTCCTCGTCCCACCAGAATCTGAGCACCCCGCCATCCGGCAACTCCTGCACCAGGCACATTCTGGAGCCTTCCAGCCTCATGCCATTTTCTTCG